ACTAACTCATGTGGGAACTCAGGTGCAAGTAGCAGTGGAAATCCTGGAAATAGTGGTGGCACAGGAGGAACATGGGGAGTTTCGGCAGGAGGTAGTGCCGGATTTGCGATTAAGAAAAAGAGTACAAGTGTCAATCAAGGATTATCGGCTAATACTGTCAAGGGCAGTATCAGTAATATATAATTGAAAGTATGATATAATAGTATGATGAATGATGTGAAACTTGCGACAATTGTATTTCATTTTCTGGATGAATTCTTTTTGCAGGAAGCATCCGGAAAGGAATGGAGTGCATCAAAGAACTGTCAAAAGGAAAGGTGGTCAATTTGTGATGAATGTGAGTATTTTGATGAACCCGAGGAGGGATGTAAGTATTGTGGATGTTATCTACCACATAAGATAAAGGATCCATTTGGTGATTGTCCATTAGATAAGTGGATATCAAATAGTGAGCAGTGGTATGATGAGGACTATGATTATCTCAAACAATTAATTATTGAAAAGAACCCAGAACTGAAGGAGTATTTGAATGGAAACAGTTGAACTCAAAGGTGAATATCATGATTTTATAGGAACATATTCGAATGTATATGATTCTAAGTTCTGTGATAGTATTATAAAGTCTTTTGATTATTATCAGGATATTGATGCAGTCTTCTGTGAAGATAATCAATTTGAGAACAGTAATGCCGGACGATTTGATTGGGCATTAGATTTGGCAGAGATGAATCCTGCAATGAAAGATAATCAGTCACAATTGTTAAATGAGACATTACAACCATGTTTTGATGAATATGTAAATGTCTTCGGTCATCTAAAGACTGTACCAATGTATTCACTCTCACAGAAGATACAGAAGACTCCTGCCGGTGGTGGTTATCATGTCTGGCACGATGAGAACTCAAACTTAGAACAATCCAATCGTTGTCTTGTATGGATGATCTATTTGAATGATGATTATCAGGGTGGAGAAACAGAGTTCCTATATTATAAGAAAAGAATACAACCTGAGAAGGGAAAGTTATTAATATGGCCCGCAGGTATGACACATTGCCATAGAGGAGGATTAGTATTGGAAGGAACAAAGTATATTGCAACAGGTTGGTTCTATCTGGCAAATTACAATGGATGATAATAATAATAAGGAAGAGTTTCCTACAATTAAGGAACAAGGAAAGAGTCTTGCAAAGTTTACATTTGAAGTGGTTAAGGATAGTGTATTCAATCTATCACCAGGAGAAGTATTCGCAAGTGATGAATTAAAGAAAGAACGATTGGATATATGTAAGAAGTGTGAGTATTATAGTATGAGACAGAATAGATGTAAACACTGTGGTTGTTGGTTAGAACATAAGGTTAAGTTCAAGGTAAGTGAGTGTCCTATCTACAAATGGTGAATGATAATGAATGCTTGGTGAGAGAGGTAATTAAGGTATGGAAGTATACTCTGGGTAGTTTTAATGATGAAAAGACTGAGAGATATGATAATATTATTTGTATTCTAAGAACGGGTATATTACTGACTTATCTGTTGACGAATGTCTTTATTGTGGCAGGAGTGGTGAGACATTGGGACACTTCGCGTCCCTCACCCCTTCGGGATTGGAATCAGAGTAAAAGTGTATCCATTGATACAGAATACATTAAAAAATAGGTTTTAAATAGTATTATAAATATAAAACTGTTTTTTAACAAGGTTGTGGAAAAGTGTATTATTTGTGTGGATAAACCCTAATATTAGATGTTTATCTGTGGAAAACTATGAGTATAGTATCTTCTAAGTATCTTCTAAACATCAGATCTTATGCAAGTTTAGCGAGCGTATCATGGAGAGCGCGGTTTGTCAACCCACGGGGCGCGAAATTTTTCTCGACGAGATATAAATTGTAACATAAAGACATCTTATAGTATAAATATATTGATTATAAATCTCGTCTAGATCTTACATTTGACATAGAACGAGATTACATGATATAATCATACAATAGATATCTCGACGAGAACCATGAACGACTACGAGACATTCTACATATGGGACTACGAGACATCATGTCATGATACTCGCGACGAGATGTATATGCTCGACGAGATGCATCATGATACACAATACACATATGATCTAGATGATGAATATGCACGAGATAGCACAGACTATCAAGCACTTGCATATAGACATTACGCATGATATAATACGTAAACATCACACGAGATACACATGTACGCACAGAAACGAATTGTGAGTGTTACATTAGACATTGAGTGTTATGAAGATCTAGATGTAGAGAATATCGATTGGACTGATATTCTAGGTCTAGAAGGTGATGAACATATTGACATTAGTATAAAAGAAACAGTTAACAACTACTAGTGTGTCAGTTTGTAGATTGGCACACTTAAACTAGTGTCTTGTGGCAATCGAACTAGTGTCACACGGTTTTGGCACAGACCTGAAAATCGTGTATTGTTATTTTTGTGGGTCGAAAATGTTACCTACTTCCCCACAAATTCTTTTCACAAATGAACAACACAATTCTCGTAATTCTTCACACTTTGAACATTCTGGCATTCGTGATAGAAATTGCCACAGAATCTGCAGTTCGTGTCATCGCACTTGCAATTGTCCTGGGTGAGTATACCTGGACCGGCGCACAAGTTCTTTACAACAATCGTCGTGAAATCCTGGAGAACATTAACATTTTTCGTGAGACCGTTGGATCTTACTTTGTGTATGCATGATAAGTAACACCATGTGCCAAAAGTACTAGTGGCACAGTAAATGAGCACAGACCCCAAAATCGTGTATTGTAGTTAAGTCATCAGGAATTCACCAAATGCAAGGTTACAACGGTTGGGCAAATTGGGAGACCTGGAATGTTGCTCTCTGGATCGGAAATGATCCTGGTTTGTATGAACTGGCATGTGAAACTGCAAGGGATGGTGGAACTTATGGTCATCTGGTGAGTATGATTCACGATTGTGGAAGTAAAGAAACACCAGACGGATGTAAGTGGGACGATATAAAGATAGACGGAATACGGATAAATGAAATGATGAAAGAACTTGTAGACTAAGTAACCCTTACTCAACTCACACTAACTAACACTTTTTTTCAAATGGATTACGACACTTTCGACACTGACATTTTCTCTGAGATTAATGACATGCCCGGAGAGATTTATGATGTGATTGAATACAAGGAAGAATATGAAGATGATAAGAAGTTTGATGTAGAAAAATATATTGAAGGAAATACAGACTACTAAGTAACACTCACTCATTCACCCCTATTTGATACTACCATGACCGAACTTGAAATGCAAGCAATTGAAGTCCTTGAAATCGTTGAGGATTCAGTAGAATACATTTGTGGCGAACATGTTATCAGTGGAGAAAAGGTCTGGACTATGGTAGCAGCACTTGCCGATGCCAAACTTGCACAATTCCCTGATAATTGAGAGACTAAGTAACACAAACCATTCGGCCGCCCGTGGACGGTTGAGTTAGTGTCACACGATTTTGGCACTACCCTCAAAACCGTGTATTGTAGAAGGGTGAAAGAAATCAACCAAATGCAGACCTACACCGACCCTTGCACCTATGCCATGCAAAGTGACATGCGCCAACTGAAAGAGATGATCGCATCAGACCTTGCAAACTACATGCTGGAAATGATGCCACCACTTGACATGTGCGTCGATTGGGTATGTGATCGTTTTGCACTGAATGCAACCGACGAACTGATTGATTTCGTTGCTGATTGTCATGATGAGTTCTTCGGTAACTGATACAAACCTATGAAATTTACCATCGTTAAGTTCAAAGGTCGTTGGGTCAAAGTATCCAACAAACTATCACCCCCGACTGAATGGGTTACAGTCATCAACAAAGCAAACCTTAAGTAACACAAACTCATGCGTATTTGTCTTTCTGCCATTGTGATTTTGTTGGGTGCCAATCTTCTCATCGATTTGTTAGATTCTGATATGGTACAAATCATGCAAGAGCGTAACGAAACAATCCAGCGCAGCATAGACCGCATGTGACAGTCGGACTAGTGCCACACGGTTTCGTTTTGGACCTTAAAACCGTGTATTGTATAGAAGTGGAGGGGACAACGCCCGCCACACGCTCTAAACCTCTTCTCTTCTCATGCGTAAAATCGAAACCCAGATGAACGCCGCCATCCAGGCAAACCAAGACTGGAAGTCGGGCAACACTCAGGTGATCACCATTGAGGGTGTGAGTTTCGTCTATCTCCACGGCAATCAGATCGCGACAGTCGATGAAGACTCCATGACCATCTTCGATGGCGGTTGGCAGTCGGTCACCACCAAATCCCGTCTCAACGCTCTCTGTGATGCGTTCGGTTATTCTGGCGAGAGCGTATTCCAGAAGAACTGGACCTGGTTCGTCCGTCTCTGGACTGGCACCGAATTCCATACCACCGAGTTCCGGAACGGGATGCGCCTCGCCTGATACAAACCTCCCTCTAATCCTTCAAAATCCTAATTCACAACATGACAAAAAATCTTCACATCGAACATCCCGAAGACACAATCCTTACCGGAGATACTTCGTTTTTAGTATCTCTCAAACTGAAGGGTGATTTATCAGTGAAGATTGACGGCGCTCCTGCCATCGTATGGGGGACTAATCCTGCATCGGGTGAGTTCTTCGTCGGGACCAAATCCGTATTTAATAAGGTAAAGATCAAAATCAACGAATCGCATCAGGACATTGATGCGAACCACACGGGAGAGGTTGCAACAATTCTGCATAAGTGCTTCGACTATCTACCACGGGTCGGGGGTATTATTCAGGGGGACTTCATCGGATTCGGTGGTGCTGATGAATACACACCGAACACAATCACGTATAAGTTCGATGACACCGTAAGCGAGGAAATCATCGTCGCGCCGCATACTCTCTACACGGCAGAATCCGACCTACGTGATGCCGTGGCAGAACCGCTAAGGTTCATGATTACCGATACAGTTTATTGTAAGTTCGTGTTCCCTAAGGCATACATCTGGAGCGGTCAGTATGATGACGGATTGGATCAGTTTGAGATTCCTCTCGTCATAGACTTGATTCGTCAGGTATATGATAAGACCGTGTTCGTAAGTGATAGAGACGCAGCACAAATCAAGCAAAATGTGAATAAGTCAATTCGCGAAGGTTATCCTATGACGAATGAGGACTTCATGGGCAATGAATCACTTATGCACCTCTACGGGTTGATGATAGTTTTGAAAGAAGAGTTGATGAATCAGTGCCGCAATGTAGGTCCTGAGGCATACCTCGGTCAGGACAGAATCGATGGTGAGGGTTATGTCTACTCCACTGAGTTAGGTACATATAAGTTGGTTAATCGTCAGCAGTTTTCTGTTGCTAACTTCAACAACACTAAGTTCACAACAGTCGCATAATCATTCGTTCGTGAATACAGCAGTCCCCCCGTTAAAGGGGGGGCGTTTATAAAAACCCA